TAAGTACAGGTGAGAAAGACTCAACGCTTGCACCTACAAAGGTCAGGATCGACATACATAACTGGAAGGATGGCCCGAACTATGGCGGCTATGACGTAAGAGATATTATCAGTTGGACTATCGGGGGTAATTACGTAAGGGATGTGTTTGTTTTAATCAGGTACTTGGAAGATGCTAACGTTGATTTTAACGCAATCGTTCCAACGTTTATGGTTGAGCAAGCCCAGAGAACAGAAGGATTTAAGGGGTCACCAAATGGATCTGTTAAGTTCGTTTAAACATCAAGCCGGTCGCATTATGCGATGGGTTTTAACTGCGCTTTGCGCAATGGTGTATCTGTACATTCACGAATTAGATTTTCGTGATCAGTGCAGATTGGATAAGCAATGTGTTTCGCAACATTTAAATGGAGAAAATAGCTATGACTATTAATGTAAAAGAACTTGCCACGCAAGCAAAAGAAATCGGTATGGACAACATCGTGAAGGCGCTAGAAAAGCAAGCCGCTAAGTTGAGGAAACAGGATGAGTCTTCTCAGAAGATTGCAGATCTTGTGGATTCAATACTTGAACTTGTTGACACTGATAAGGAGAAAGCATGAGCAACGTAGTTAGTCTGGACGATTACCGTCCAAACCAATTCTCTAAGGATAGCGCGGTCACTAGGCCGCGCTTTAAGAACGTGCTTAAGCGTATGAATGTCGGAGCTGTAACACCCAATGCGGTGGAGCAGCTTCTTCAAGCTCACGAGACAACGGCAAGAGCATACGTTGAACACCTGTTCGCTCGATTCGATTCGGGCGACTGGGGTGATGTGTGCGAGGAAGACTCCAAGATAAACGAAGAGAGCGTGTCGGATGGCTCTATGGTGATGGGTGTGTACCCGATACACCAGAACACACCAGACGTAAAGGTTTGGCTCGTCTTGGATGGTGGTCACGAAACTGCAACCGTACTAATGCCAGAGGATTACTAATGAACCTACCGCCTTGGAGCGATGCGGCTGTAGAGATGTACAAGCAAGGGAAGTCTCTTCGAGTAATCGGGGAGACGCTTGGTATGTCGATCACGCCAATACGAGAACAACTACTACTGCGTTTAAACGCTGAAGGATACTACCACCTACGATTTAACAAGCCTGAGTCTGCAAAAACCATACGGATTAAGGATGCTTTAAGGAACGGGGATCGTGTTGCAGACATTGCGAAACAAGAAGGGTGTTCGCGCAACTGGGTTTACAAAGTAAAGAATGGTGTGCATAGGACTGTGGATAGACGCATCAAGAATCTTGCAGACAAAGACTACATAGACAAGAAGCTTGGTATGCCAGAGATGACACAGGAACGGCGCAGTAAAGAGATTGAAGAGATAGAGAAGTTGTTAAGGTAACTCGTGGGGGAAAGGGTTAGGGGGGTGGTGACCTCAGACCTAAATTCCTTCCGCTCTCGCTATAGGTATTCATATGCCTTCTCCTGAGAGCGGTTAAACCAGAAATAGGGGGGATGAAGTGCGGCCCCACGGCCTAGCTGATAGGTTTTCATGCCGCCAATCCCCTCGCTCACCACACATATTTACTTCGCAACATGATAGGAATGTAACGTGAACACCCACAAGAACATGACAGGGGCTACGATCTATGTCCTGTTTAAACAAAGCGAAATTGTTTATGTTGGACAGAGCATTAACCCTTACAGTCGGATAGGCCAACACACAAAAGACAAAGACTTTGATCACTTCAGAGTTATGCCTTGCCTGAAAAATCGCATGACCTATTGGGAAGATTATTTAATCTACAAGTACCAGCCCAAGTACAATGTTCTGGGAAAGAAGAAAGGCAACCGCGCAATTAAACAAGTGGCTAAAGAAGATCCGAGGATCGAGTACGAGTGTGAGCCGTTGTTCATCAACAATTCTCACAACATAGGCTATAGTTATGTGTCATCCACAGGGTCACGGTTAGTGATTGATAGTGGTCGCACCTTTCAATCCAATGTCTTGATGATCAGCGATCCGATACGTGCATGATACGTGCATGAGTTGAGGACAACTTATACGATCTACAACTTTTCTTGTAGCGTTTAAACGGAGCACTATTCATTACACCACGAGTCACAACAATACTGCTGTTGGTCATAGCGCTTCCGTCACAATACCACCCGTCACAATAACACCGCTGTTGGTCATCAGTTTAAACGGCGCACATCTCATTACACCGCAGGTCATAATAATACCGCTGTTGGTCATAATTTATTGTGAAGGGTTGGCTCAAATAAAATTATGAGTAGCTCATTAGCCTGTCATGTTGTGACCAGTGTAGTAAGTTCCATCTTTATAGTTGTACTTCAAGTCAACCGTTCCCACCATACCGCTTTGCTTAAAGCGTATCTTCTTCACATGGATTCGGATGTCATTAGAGTCTGGCGTGAAGTCCCTCTCAACAATCAGGATGTTGTCAGCTTTGTTATAAAAGTTAGCTGACCCCGCTATGTCATAAGGCTCTGGTACAGGGAACGTTCCATCTGCATTACGTCTTAGCTTTGCGGGGTGAGCAACCAGCCACACATGGCACTCGTTATTTGCCGCCCACCTCTTTAGCTTCGCTAGCATCTGAGAAACGTATTCGGTTTCTGTCCACCCGCTAGGCCGCTTATGCTCAAACTCATTATATGGATCAAGGACTAACCCTCTTACCTTTGAGTACCTCTGCACGCAAGCAGTAGGATTGTCTAAACACCAATCTATAGTCGGAGCCTCATCGTCCGATCTGATCCAGTAATAATGGTTGCCTATGAATGAAATTGCATTGGCCCATTCACCATCATCCATCTCTCCTCCAGCAAATGTTTTCCAAGCTGGCTTCCCCACATACTTGGCAGCAATTTTATTGATGTGATCATCAACAGGATTCTCGAATGAGCAAACAGCAAATCTCCAGTCATGGTCTTTAGCTAGGTTTAAACAGATCTGATCTAGGAATTCTGACTTGCCAACTCCGGGTGCGCCGGAAACTATCGTGAGTTCTCCGGGCCTTACCCTGTAGTTCTGACTAAGGGCAGAGATTCCAACATCAATGCCCATCCGAACATCACCCTTCAACAATGCGTAAGCATCTTCCACATAGTTCCGTGTTTCTTGTAACGCTTTAAGCGGCCAAGGCTCTGCACTATTAACAAACTCTGCTAGCTTTTCCTTTCCATACCCGACCAACACATCATTAGGATCTTTGCATCCTTCGGGCCACACCACTCTCCAACATCTTGACCTACCCAACCTACGCGCCAACTCATTGCGCATGATAAGACCAACCTCGTCACCATCATTCAATAAAACTATTCGTTTAAACGTTGACAGCGAATCGTTTAGCTCATCGATCCACGGGATCTTGTGATCACTTGCTCCATCAGGTAGTGAGATAACGTTAGTAAATCCCGCTTCCATAACTGACAGCGCATCAACCTCGCCCTCTGTTATGATCAGCGTTTCGTTTTCTGGATCGACTAAGTTCCATAGGTATGGCAAACGAGATCCGTTTTTTACCTGAGTAAACTGCTTATCAATCGTGCGAAACTTAACGTTAATTGTTTTGCCATCAGCATCTCGATGAACAAAGGCGATTGCCTTCTTGTTCTCACCATTAATGAATGCCTCTCCAGCCTCAACTCCCGCCAAGTCTGTTATCTCTTTAGATATTCCTCTCTTCTCAAACCATTGAGCTATCTTATCGTTGATCCCTTGAAGCTCTGGTATCTTTGGTTTCTCTTTCTGTTTAAACGGACTGTTGTTCATAGTGTTTCTCCATACATTCCCTTCCCAATCACAGTGATGGCAGCGCCATTGCGCACCCTCAAAATCTATTGACATGGAAAGGCAATACTCGTTGCGATTTTTCTTGCGTGTGTGTGAACATTGGGGGCAAAGCATTTTCTTCTGCCCCTCGTTCAAGTCTGTAGGATTAAAGCCCTCAGATGTAAGCTTGTCCCAAAAGTCTGGCGCACTCACGGTGCTGTCTGAAAGACTGTTCTCCCAGACTCAGTAACCCTTCGGCCTAAGTCATCTCGATCAAGATCTCGTGCTGTCTTAGCGTCCATCTTGGTTAGATAAGCTGACGTACTTATGTACCAGCGCTTACGTGTCTTGGGATCAGCATCGTATGTCAGCCAGTCATCCCTCGATTGAAGCACTGCATCTAAGTTCGGTATGTTTTTGAAAGCCTTTTGCCAACGTGTGTAGTCAGCCTCGTTAAGTTTGATTGTGTTCCCTTGAAACATCATTTCCTCCTGTTGCGAATTGAAAATGGTCTAGGTTCCAGTGTACTACTGGTTCCTGATCTTGTGAATCGTTTCTGTCATTTCTTCCACCCCATTCTATAGAATCTGGCGGCGTGCTTAAGTTAAGAAACCCTATTGATCCGCATGACCACTTCACAATAAGGATTACGTCCTTGCCTGTAGAACTCGTAAGCATCTGCGCACTTGCTAACTTCATTGCCGATAGTATGTATGTCGGAAATGTCCCGCACTTGTGCGTTCGTACTTTAATTTCTGCAAACCCTTCGACTGTTCCTTGTTCGTTTAGGAATGTGTAGTCGATTGGGTACTGCCTTGGGTTGGCCCTTGCCTCTACTCCCCAAAGTTCTGAAACTCTTTCGGCAAGTTCCGATTCGTTCTTACGATCTTTATCGGATTCGTATATCGGTCTACTCATATTAGCTCCTCAGTTGCTTATATAATTAGATT